ACGTTGATGATAGTTTATACTCGTTGCGGAGAGTGTGGGTCACGCGGCGGGTGCGGCGGGATCGTCTACGAGTTCGGGCACGGGATCGCGTGGCCGGCGGGGACCGCCGGCGGGATCCAGAAGGCCGCGGGCGTAGCCGAAGCCGTAGCCGAACATAACGCCGGCGGCGCCGATGAGGATCGGCAAGGCCACGTAGTAGATTCCGTAGTAGAGCCCGTAGAAGAAACTGACGAGCGAGGAGTACACGTAGGCGCGAAGGCCGTCGAGGAAGCCGGTGAAGCTGTAGAAGGGATAGCGGATCCAGATGCCGATGACGGCACCGATGGCGCCGCCAACGACGTGGCCGGGGCGCAGAGAGTGGGGCCCGTAGCCGGGGATAGAAGAGTAGTCCTGGTCCTCGAGGTCAGGCCGGTGATCAAGGAAATCAGCGACGTAATAGCCCGGGGGCGAGGCAGCGGCGGCATAGATGATGCGCCGCAACTCAGCGTAGGAGAGAGGTAGGCCGGAGCGAAGCGGGACCCCGGTCTCGCGCGCCATGGTGGCGACGAGAGCGGAGAAAGAAGTGTAGAACTCCTCGCTGTGCTTACCGGCCTCGGAGAGCATGGCCTCCAGGCGCGCGGCTTGGAAGCAGCGCCCGGGGTCGTTGATCTTGCGCAAAGCGGAAGTAGAGAGGATGGTGTACGCGCACAGGGGCGCGATGACTAAGTCGACGTCGGGAACGTGGACGAAGGTGCGCTTGAGGAAAGCGGCCTCGCCCTGCGCGACCTTGTACGAGTCGTACTTGGAGCGGTCGCCGCGCTGCGACTTGTCGCCGGGGCCAAAGTCGATGCCTAGGTCGGCAAAGACGACGGTGCTCACGGCGGAGAAGCTGAGCGTGGGAGGGTGGGCGACGACGCAATCGTCGCCACTGTCGATGATGGGCGCATACTGAAACGCCTGAGGCGGTGACAGCTCGGGCTTGACACGGCAGACGCCGTAGAGCCAGCTAGCGAGGACGGCGAGGCCGTTGACCTCGGTAGTGAGGCGCTGCCCGGAGTTGTTGCCATAGACCCGCTGCAGGAGCCAGCCGTGGATGTGCACGGTCATCTGGGGCATCCACATGAGCATTTGCTTGCGCATGCGGTCGTCTTCACTGTCAGCGGTAGGCACGCCGTCGGGCGTGTAGACTGACGAGTTGCCCGCAAGGCGTGCGTTGCAGATGTCGGCGAGGTACTCGAACCAGAAGGTCTGGAGAGAGTCATCACAACCGACGGCGTCAATGTCGAGCATGGGGTTGGCGTGCAAGAACTGGTGGATCTCAGCCCACTCGATGCAGTGGGGGTTGGTACCACCCGCGAGAGGCGAGCGGGCGGGCATGTCAT